AAATAGAAAGTGGATGACAGAAGCAGTTATTCCAAGTTTGTCAGATGAAGGCAGAATTGCCATGATAGGCACTGTAATATCAGAAGATTGCTTTCTATGTTGGGCGAAGGAGTCTAGCGCATGGAATGTTTTATGGTATTCTATATGGGATGATGATGAGAAAAGTATTTGGCCTGAAAGATTTCCAAGAGACAGGATATTGGCCATAAAGGACGAATTCTCGTCCGTAGGGAATATCAATGGATTCTATCAAGAATACATGAATATAGCCCAATCTCCTGATGATGCACCTTTCCAACCTGATTGGATTAAAATACATCATTATGATTATGAGCGTACACAAGGACAAAATCTCTTAATTAAAAACAAAGGACTGGAAAATGAAGAAACGAAACCTGTTGAACTTTATACTGGAGTGGACCCTGCAAGCTCTTTGTCTACTAGGGCTGACTATTTTGTTATTGCTACTATCGCCATTGATTCCGATAATAATAAATATATAATAGATATATTTAGAGATAGAATATCTCCAGCAGAACAACCACAAAAGATAATTGACATATATAAAAAGTTTAAACCAAGAAGAATTAAGGTTGAAACTGTTGGTTATCAGGAGGCTTTAAGAACGGCTGTAAGAGAGATAATGAGAGAAGAAAATTTATATATACCAGGATTAGAGGCTGGTGTTAAACCTAGAAATAGTAAATCAGAAAGGTTATTGTCATTAGTACCATTATTTGCTAAAGGAACATTTTATTTCAGACCAGAGGATATAAAGGCTCAACAAGAGTTTTTATCATATCCAAAAGGAAAGCATGATGATATAATGGATGCTATTTGGACTGCTTTAGATAAGGCAAAACCATGCAGAGTTAAGGAATTTGAGAAATTATCTGAAGAAGATTGGAGAAATCCAAAGAAAAACCTTGATTGGTTAACTATGTAATGCTTAAATTAAGATGATGGATACTAAGAAAAAAAGCATAGTTGATGAAACGCTACAACTATTTGACGATTATTCAAGTAAAAGAGACAATTGGGCTTCACAAGCAAAAGAAGATAAGGAGTTTAGGCTAGGCAAGCAATGGACTGCTGAACAAAGGGAAGTGTTAGAAAGTAGGGGACAAGCTCCTATAGTTATTAACAGAGTTCATCCAGCAGTAGAATCTGCAAAAGCTATGCTTACTGCTAATAGACCTTCTTTTAGATGTGCCCCAAGAGAAGATTCTGATAATAAAGTAGCACATGTTATGAGTGCATTACTCACTTATATGTATGATATATCAGATGGAAGAACTGTTGTTAGACAAGCAGTTGATGATTATTATACTATGGGCTTAGGGTATATTCATGTATATCAAGACCCTATGATGGATATGGGCAAAGGTGAAGTATGCTTTCACGATGTAGACCCGTTAGATGTATATGTTGACCCTAATAGTCGACATAGGCTTTTTGATGATGCTGAAAATATAATTATATCTAAGTTATTTACAAAAGACCAGGCAAAGCAGTTATATCCAATGTATGGAAAAGCTATTGATAATGCTGATTCTGACTCTGGTAACAAAGTAGACTTTAATGCTCCTTGGACAGAAAGAGAAGATGATGGAGAAGTGACTTTTCCAGAAGATGTAGGAAGAGTTAATAATCAAGAGTATGTTAGAGGATATGAAAGATATTATAAGGTTGATGTTACTGAGTTTAGAACTTATGAAACATTCTCTGGTAAAGAAGAATTATTAAGCGAAGAGCAGTATGAGTTGTATTCTCAAAGACCAGCATGGGTTATGCAAGGTCAAATAATTACCGACTCTGAAAAAGCTAATAATTTATACGCTCAATTGCAACAGCAAAGACAACAAGCTGTAGAGCAAAAAATACAAGAATTATCTTATGCTGGTTATAACGATGATGAAGCTAGAGCTTTAGCTGAGGATGAGATTCCTAAGATAGAATTTCAAGAAATAACATATGGCGACTTAATGATGAAAAAAATGATAGAAGTCGTTAAAATTTCTAGTAAAAAAGTTAAACAATGTGTTATTATAGGTGAGACAGAATTATATTCAAGGGTATTACCATTAGATAAATATCCTATTATTCCTGTTATGAATGTTCATACAAGAACTCCTTATCCAGTATCTGATGTAAGAATGATTAAAGGATTACAGGAATATATAAATAAAACACGCTCTTTGATAATCGCTCATGCTACTACAAGTACAAATACTAAAATACTTGTACCTGAAGGTAGTGTTGATATGAAGGATTTTGAGGAAAAGTGGGCTCAACCTGGAGTTGCTATTCCCTATGACCCCACAGACGGTGCTCCTATGCCAGTTCAGCCCACTCCTCTACCTAATGAATTATATCAAAATGAGCAAACAGCTAAAAATGATATTGACCATGCTTTAGGATTATATGAAATGATGATGGGTAATTCACAAAATGCCCCAGCAACATATAAAGCAACAATATCTATTGATGAGTTTGGCCAAAGAAAAATGAAATCAAAGCTAGCTGATATTGAAGCAGCTTTAACTAGAGTTGCTCAAGTAGCAATACCTTTGATTCAACAGTTATATACAACTGAAAAAGTATTTAGAATCGTTAATCCTAATAATTCAATGAGCGAATATGTTATAAATAAGAAATTAGTTGATGATAAAACTGGTGAAATAAAACTAATGAACGACATTACTATAGGCAAATATGACATTATAGTAGTAACTGGTTCTACAATGCCAAGTAATAGATATGCAGAACTTGAGTTTTATATGGATGCATATCAAAAAGGCATTATTGATAGACAAGAAGTTCTTAAAAAGACCGAAGTATTCGATATGGAAGGTGTAATGGAAAGAACTGATATGATAGCTAAATTGCAAGGACAATTAGAACAAGCTACTGAGCAGATTAAATCGCTTAAAGGCGACTTGCAAACAAGAGATAGAGAAGCTGTTAATCTTAGAAAGAAAGTTGAAGTTGAGAAATTTAAAGGAGACCTTGGTGGTGTTAGTAATAAAGCTAAAATGGCTGGGACTCTATATGAAAAACGACTTGATGACAACTTATCCACTATAAAATCGCAGATTAAAGATGCGGTATCAAAAACTGGCTCACCCTCTTCTGGTGGAAAAGAGGCAGCTAAAAGGAGAAAGAAATAAATGACACAAGATAATATACAAGAAACAGACACCCCTCAAGAAAGTAATGAGCAGCAACAATATGCTTCTTTAGAAGAAGCTATTTTCAACTCACCTACAGAGGGCTCTGAAGCAGTATCAAGTGCTTTTACTACTGGCGATGAAGGAAATACCGAACCAGCTCCAGCTCCGACTGGACAACCTGAAGTAAGTACGCAAGAAACAACTCAACCAACTCAAGATTCGAACGACCAAAATAGATACCAATACTGGCAATCTCAAGCGGACAAGTACAAGAATGAGTTAGAAACTATTAAGCAATCACAACAGCAGGCTCCTGTTCAACAGCAAGCCCCTGTTCAAGAAGCTGAAGCTCCTGTTGAAGAATTTCCTGCAGCTCCTGCAAAACCAAAACAACCTAGGACATTTAGTAGAGAAGAAGCTTATAGCGACCCATCTAGTGAGAGTGCTAGGTATTTAGATGAATTAGAAGGATGGCGTGATGATATGAGTGAGTATAACTCACTTAAACAGCAATACCAAACAGCTATTATTGAAGACAAATTCAATAAAATGGAGCAAGAAAGAGTTGATACAGCGAAGAGACAACAAGCTGCTCAACAACAGGCTGCTCAAGAAGCTGAAATTAAATCTCATGTAATGGGACATTATGGTATGACTGAAAGTGAAACTGCTGATTTTATGTCAAAAATGTCAAACCCTAATTCTATCACTATTGATAACCTAGTTCAATTGTACAGACTACAGAATGGTGGAGGCAACCAACAGGCTGCTCCTGCTGCTCCAAGTCAATCATTTCAACAAACTAAGAATGCTCAGCAAGTACCTTCTCCTATGGGAGTAATGCCTTCTGGACAAACTAATGCTGAAACAAGAACATTTGAAGATAAGGTTATGGATACTATGATAGGGGATTTTAATAGTAAAAACCCTTGGAAGTAATTAATTAATCGCCTGACTGAAGATACAATTGTATAGTTGAAGGAAGGCTTAAATAAAGGATGGTCTAATGGCTAACGCAACAGTATGGAGTAATTCTTCTGGCAACGCGTTAAATTCTTCCGTTAGTATTGACAGTACTAGACGAAAGTTTAATTTTGGCGAAAGAGTCGCAGAGTTAGCTCCACAACAAAGCCCATTCTTCGTATATTTATCGAAGGTGGCAAAAAAAGCTACTAATGACCCTGTGTTTAAATTTCTTGAACAAAGGCATCAGTGGCAAAGACGTAATTTCGAAATAAAAACTGGATTTACATTTGGTGAAGAAATGGTAGCTAGTGAAATTCTTGGCGCAGGTGTAGATTTAGTAGTAACATGCAAATACGATGAGTATGGTAAAATAGTAGCTGCAAATGAATGTAGCTTTATATTACCTGGTCAAGTAATTGCATTTAAAGCTGATGATGGTGTAGTATATAATGTTAAAATCAAAGAGTCAGCAGTAGTTAATACTTCTGCTTCTACAGCTCATGATGGAACTGATATTGCTCATCTAACTTCAAGCTTACATACTGAAATCTCAGGTGAGATGTTAAGTGTTGTAGGTACAGCTATTCCTAATGGAACAGTAGTTTCAGCTGGTAATAAATGCCAAATAGTTGGTAGTGCATGGGCTGAAGGAACTGATACTCCACTAGGTTGGGAAGATGCTTTATATGACAGAGAAGGGTATTGTCAAATATTCAAAACTGGAATGAACATTTTCTCAGGAACAGCATTAGCAACAGAATACAGAGGTATTGCTAATGAGTTTCAAAGAATATGGCAAGATAAATTGATGGAACATAAAATGGACATTGAGCAAGCATTCTTGTTCGGTAGAGGTACTAATGATGCTAGAAGTTCAGCTGATGGTACAGGACTTACAGGTGCTCCTTGTAGAGCTACTTGGGGTATTCTACCTTATACTGAGTCTTATGGCAAAGTATACAATATGTCTTATGCTTCATCTGGTTATGATGCCTTTTTAGATGCAATGGAAGATTATTTTGCTCCTGAGTCTGGAAATAGTGGTAATAAATTAGTATTGGCTTCAAGAAAAATTATTACATACTTAAACAAACTTGGAAGTGGAAGCTTCTTAAATAATTCTGTAGGTTCATCTCAATATAGATTAGATGTTGCTACTGTTCCTGGTTCTTTTGGACATACAGTAACTGTAGTTAACACTATATTTGGTAATCTTCATTTCGTACAAGAGCCTTTATTAAGAGGTCCTTGGGAAGATTATGCTGTATGTGTTGATATGAAAAACTGTGCTTACAGACCACTTGTGGGTAATGGTGTTAGTCGAGACACCTTCATCGAAACTAATGTACAAGACAATGGTGTTGATGGTCGTCAGGACCAAATCATCACTGAAGGTGGCTTGGAAGTTAGTGTTCCTGAGACTCACGCAATTCTTAAGTTTTCTTAAGGAAGGAGTAGATAATGGCTTGGACTAAAGAAAGTAAAAATGGTTATGATATATTTTCTGAAAGCGGTTTGATTTTAGCAGATAATGCTGGAACAAATGCTGGAGTAGTTACAGTAACTTCTGCTCTTCCTGATGGATTAGGTTGGGAAAATACTAAGTTTCCTGTTACTGTTGATATGACAACAGCATCTGGAGCAGCAGTTGTTTGTGATGCGATTTTACAAACATCAGCAACTGGTGTAACATCTGATGATGTAATTGGAACTGCTAGTGCAGCTACTCCCT